CAGCATATGCCATTCTTTGAGTGTGTCTAAACTTAAAGGCGAATATAATGACACCTGAAAAGCTAAAGCTTGCCCGTCACCGCATGGGCTACAGCGTAACAGAAATGGCTGACGCACTTCGCCTATCGCCAGACAACGGCGCAACAAGCGTCCGCAAGATGGAATCTGGCAAGGTTCGTATCACTGGGCCTATTATGGTTGCAGTCGATGCAATGCTGAAGGGCTATGATCCATTTGATTATGAGGAGGACGAAGATGGAGAATATTAATTCACATCAAGTAGGCGGAGACCATTACGCATCTAAGAGCGTTCAGCCTTGGGAAGCAATGGAGTCCTGGATGACCAAAGAGGCGTTCGCTGGATATCTGCTAGGCAACTGCCTTAAATATCTCGCTCGGTATAAAGATAAGAACGGCACACAGGATTTAGAAAAGTGCCAGCATTATCTGGCCAAGCTTATTGAGATAGAAGGCAAAGCAAAATCTATGGCCGAAAGCATTTTACAATTCCAAGCTGGCCGCGAGGCTGCCATGTGCGGATTAACACGGGACGTTAGACGCAGCAAAGATTGGCTGGAAGGCTATGACCAGGTAAAGGAGGAAGACAATGATTAAGAAACTAACAATGATTGCATTTATGGCGATGGCTGTATCGATGCCAGCAAAAGCAGCAAAAATAGACGAAACAGAGGTGCAGATTTGTGAGATGCTTGGAGCCGCAGCAACTGCCGTCATGACAGCGCGACAGAATAACAGGCCACCAACTTATATTCGTGGAAGGCTGAAGGACATTCTAGTTGAGAATGAGATGGCATACGTTCTACCCATGATCGATATATACATCACGGAAGCATATGAGCAGACAGCATACAGCACGGAAAGCATGAAGGATTGGGCAATCGCCAGCTTTCAGTCTGACAAGGAAGCTGAGTGCCTTCGTCACTTCTTCAAGACGGATGATTCGTGATATTTATACGCAAGCCTTGCTCTGATTGATGACAGTCTCTATAGTGACATCACCAGACCTTATTGGAAGCTGAGATGACACCTAAGATTGAAACGCGCTTAGTCGCAGACTTAATTCCATACGCAGCCAACAGCCGCACACACAGCGATGCACAGGTGGCACAGATAGCAGCCAGCATAAAAGAGTTCGGCTGGACTAACCCCATACTGATAGATGACGATAACACCATCATTGCAGGGCATGGACGACTACTGGCAGCAAGAAAGCTTGGCCTTGAAGAAGTGCCAGCCATTATCCTCGACCATCTGACAAAGGCACAGCAACGCGCCCTAGTGATAGCAGACAACCAGCTTGCCCTAAACGCAGGGTGGGACATGGATATGCTGAAGGCGGAGATCGAAGACCTTAACTTAGAGAACTTCGATATTAACCTACTGGGCTTTGACGAAAAGTTTCTTGATGGGTTGCTGGAGCCAGAACCAACGGCAGGACTGACCGACGAGGACGCTGTTCCTGAAGTGCCTGAGATACCAAAGACAGTCCCAGGTGACGTCTGGGTGCTTGGCAACCACAGGTTGATGTGCGGTGATAGCACCAGCATTGACGCAGTTGATAAGCTTATGAACGGCGCAAAGGTTGATATCGTGTTTACCGACCCGCCTTATAACGTGGCGTTCAATGGGCGAAGCGGAAAGCATGATGTCATTAAGAACGATGACTTGCCAAAGGTTGAGTTTGAGCAGTTTATCAGTGAAGTCTGCAATGTTATTCGTGCCATAGACCCAAAGGTCTATTACATTTGGTGCAACTGGAATTTTTACAGCGTTCTGCAAGGCCAGTTGCCATATAAAGCCTGCATTGTTTGGGCAAAGAACGTTTTCGGCATGGGCAATGGCTATCGTCACCAGCATGAGTTTTGCTTGTTTAATGGCAAAATTGATGAGGTAATAAAAAACGAAAGCGACCTATGGGAAATTAAAAAAGACAGCAAATATGTTCATCCCACACAAAAGCCAGTCGCGCTTTCGGTTCGCGCATTTGGGAACCATGTAAAACTGCTCAATGTTTTAGACCTTTTTGGTGGCAGTGGCTCAACGCTAATTGGCGCGGAGCAAACTGGACGCAATGCGTTCCTTATGGAACTGGATGCAAAATACTGTGACGTAATCATCAAGCGTTGGCAGGAGTTCACAGGCAAGGAAGCAGTCCACGCAGAGACGGGAGAGACATTCAATGGCTCACGTTAAACTGACAGCAAAGCAGGAAGCATTCTGCCAAGGCATCGCTGATGGACTAGGGCAAGCGGATTCATATCGCGCTGCTTATGACGCTGAAGGAATGAAGGATAACACGATATATCCTTTGGCGTCGAAGCTAATGAAGAACGACAAGGTTGCCGCAAGAATATCTGAGCTGCGTGAAAGCGTCCAAGAGAAGCAGCTTTGGTCGCGTGAAATGTCTGTCAAAGCACTTGTACAAGCTTATCGTGAAGGCTCTGGATCGGTAAAGGTATCGGCAGTCAAAGAGCTAAACGCAATGCACGGATACAACGAACCTTCAAAGCTAAACATCACTGGAAGCATGGTTACTCGCATCATACGCGAAGTTGCAGATGACAACGCTAAGGATTAAAACCCCGCGCTGGTTTAAGCCGTTCCTAAAGCCTAGTCGCTATAAAGGCGCTCATGGTGGACGCGGATCTGGCAAGAGCCATGCCTTTGCGGAAATGGTTATCGAAGCGCACGTTATGGATCAGCGGCGCAGAACAGTTTGCGTCCGTGAAATACAGAAGTCCTTGAGCCAATCCGTCAAGCGTTTGCTGGAGCTAAAGATTGAACAGCTTGGCGTTCAGGATTACTTCGAGGTTCAGGAAAGCCAAATCAAATCCGTTCATGGCGATGGCCTAATCATCTTCCAGGGGATGCAGAACCACACTGCTGATTCCATTAAGTCGCTGGAAGGTTATGACTGCGCTTGGGTGGAAGAATCGCAGACGCTATCGCAACGCTCGCTCGACCTATTGCGTCCGACAATCCGTAAGCCAGACAGTGAGCTATGGTTCACATGGAACCCGCTGAACAGCACTGACCCGATTGATATGCTGCTGCGTGGTGAAACGCCACCGCCTAATGCTATCGTCTCGCAGGTAAACTACAGAGATAATCCTTGGTTCCCTGACGTTCTCAAAGCGGAAATGGAATACGATCGGGAGCGTGACCCTGACAAATACAAGCACGTATGGCTGGGAAGCTACGCATCGAACAGCGAAGCTCGTGTATTCCGTAACTGGAAGATAGAGGACTTCGAAACACCAGATGACGCAACGCATCGCTTCGGCGCTGACTGGGGCTTTGCATCTGACCCGACTGTTCTAATCCGCTGCCATGTTGTTGGCCGAACAATCTATGTTGACCACGAAGCGTATCGCGTTGGCTGTGAGATTATGGACACGCCAGACCTGTTCTTTACAATTCCTGACTCTGAGAAGTGGCCCATCGTTGCTGATAGCGCGAGACCTGAAACGATTAGCCATATGCGTAAACATGGCTTTCCAAAGATTATGCCAGCAGTCAAAGGGCCTAAGTCTGTAGAGGAAGGCGTTGAATGGTTGAAGTCATATGACATCGTTGTTCACCCTCGCTGCCAGCATACGATTGACGAATTAACGTGCTACAGTTATAAAACTGACCCCTTGACAGGACAAATCTTGCCAATCCTTGCGTCTCACCATTAGGGCCAGTGATAGGATTGACCAAGAGGTAAGGATAGTTGCGAAGGTTATCTTCAGCCCACATCACTTGGTGACCAGAGACTTGCTCAGGAAGCAGGATTGGCTTTTCAACGGATGAAAGCGCACTGATCTCGCCCAGCTTCGATAGCTGCATATTCTTCAGGCGCTGCGGGTCTTTCGCTAGACGCACTTGGCCCATGCAACGCTCTACGTTGTCAACGAACCAACGCTTGCCATAGACAGGAACGATAGGAATGTTCTTGCCAGCAATGTAGCCCATGTCGTCAAGGACACCGCCGCCGCTCATGATATACTTGCGGACGCGCTTACGCTTAACACGCTTCTGACGAACTTCGACCGTGCCAACAGCAGCGAGAGTTTCCTCTAGCGTTTCGTCTGCGTCGAAGTCTGCTTGCGTGTAGCGTTCTTCTTCGCCTTGGATTGTCAGGAAGATGCGGACAGTCTCGCGGGTTTCCTCAACGCGATAGTATTCAGCGACGAACACAACGTCAGGCGTATCCCAATCGAACTCATATTGGTGAACAGCTTTAGGCCATGTGGTTGGGTCATCATTCCATTCAGCGCGATATGCTTCGCGGGTCATAGAATACAGAACAAAGCAATACTTGGCGTCTGCCTTGTCTTGGCGCTTGGCGTCGATGTCAAAGAACACAGAGCTATCAGCGTCATAGATTGGTTCTATGCGGATGCGCTGGCGTTCGTCCTCGTCGTTCTCATCATCTTCATAGGTAGTGCGTAAGCGCCATGAACCAAAGCCACCGCCTACCGCTTCCTCAAAACCGTTGTCGTATGCTTCTTCTGCGCCGCTGTCCCGTTCGTCTGCACGATAGAGACCATTGCAAGTCTCAGCTAGTTTTTCATCCGTGTCGCCGTCCTTGCTAACAAAGTCTACAGCGATGCGGTTGTTGCGATATTCGTTGATGATACGAATGACGCTAAGGTGAATCTTGTTTACCTCAAAGCGCGGCTTGTTTTCGTATTGGTCACCCAGTGGGCCTTCCCATTGTGCGCCAGCGATTGAGTAGAAGCGTCTATCCTGAAGGCACTGGAGACGTTCATCACGCACCGACGATTGAACGCGGTCGAACTCCGTCATCGCCTGCTGATGGATGTTCTGGAACCTTTGTTCTTTATTCAGTCGAGCCATTTACCACCTACTCACAGTTGCCAAAGGTTGCACATCGAAAGTCTTTGGAGGGACTGCTCGACGTATGGCCTCGCACGCATAACGTAGCGCGTCTATAAGGTGATTATCACGATCCGCAAGGATTGGCAAGATTTGTCCTGTCAAGGGGTCGGTTTTATAACTGTAGCACGTTAATTCGTCAATCGTGTGCTGGCAGCGAGGGTGAACAACGATGTCGTATGACTTCAACCATTCGACGCCTTCCTCTACAGACTTAGGCCCTTTGATTGCTGGCATAATCTTCGGAAAGCCATGTTTTCTCATGTGGCTAATCGTTTCAGGTCTGGCGCTATCAGCAACGATTGGCCACTTCTCAGAGTCCGGAATGGTAAAGAACAAGTCTGGCGTGTCCATAATCTCACAGCCAACGCGATAAGCTTCGTGATCGACATATATTGTGCGACCAACAACATGGCAGCGGATAAGCACAGTCGGGTCAGATGCAAAGCCCCAGTCAGCACCAAAGCGGTGCGTTATGTCATTCGGTGTTTCGAAGTCCTCTATCTTCCAGTTGCGGAATACACGAGCTTCGCTGTTCCTCAGATATCCACCAAGCCAAACGTGCTTGTACTTATCAACATCACGACCTCGGTCATATTCCATCTCTGCTTTTAGAACGTCAGGGAACCACGGATTGTGATCCCAATTAACGCGCAAAAATATTGTTTTTGGCGGCTTGGTTTCACCAACAAACATTGCATCTACTGGATCGGTTTGATTTTTAGGATTCCAAGTAAAATATATTTGGCTGCCAGGTTTGCGGATTGTTGGTATCAGGATGTCCAAGCTGGCTTGACTAACAGTCTGCGCCTCTTCCACCCAGCAGACATCAATGCCCTCGATTGACTTAATGCTGTCAATGTTTGAGCGCAGGCCAGCGAATAAAATTAAAGATCCATTTTGTCCGCGTATCTCTGTATCAGTTGACACAAAGAATTCTTGCAATCCAGCACGCGCAATGGTGCCATCAAGAAGCCGCTTCACAGAATCTTTGATTGATTTCTGGATCTCACGGGCGCACAAAATACGAAGCGGTTTAGATGCGGCGCGCAGAATCAACGTTGTAGCGACAGAATAACTCTTCGCGCTACCTCGGCCACCCAATAGGGCAAAATACCTAGCCTCCTCATCAAACAGGCTTTCACACCACTCTGGCAATTCAAGATTAGCCACGCGCCAACTTCCTTACCGAGACACTCAAGGCTTTTTCAACATCCCATCCAGAATCCAATCTGTTTCGAATCACGGTGGCTGGAATGCCTGTCTCACGCGACCATGCTGCCGCTGTCAT